TGCAAACCCTGTATCCAATAACATTAAAGACATAGAAAACTTAACATATTTTGACAGAACAGCATGGTTAAGCTCATTAGCTGCTAGTGAATGGCATAAAGATGAGATGGACAAGTGCTGGGATAGACTAAAAGGACAATTAGATGGCGTTTACTAACTATAATTCGTTTGTAACTACAGTAGAAAGTTACTTAGCACGAACAGACTTAACAAGTGTTATACCTGACTTCGTTCAGATGGCACAGTTAAGAATGAGTCGTGATTTAAGAACAGAAAGAATGTTAAAGGTTGCAACTACTAGCCCAACTGATAACAAAGTAGCGTTCCCATCTGATTTCTTAGAGTTAAGAGAGATGCACTTTCAGGGTAACCCACCTATTTTGTTAGAGTTCCAAACACCTGACTTGTTTTTCCGTAATGGTCAAACCACATTATCAGGTCGTTCACATTATTTTACAATGTTAGGCACAGAGTTTCAATTTGCACCTAGTCAAGACTCAAGTTACACCATTCAAATTTTATACTATGCTCAACCTACATTTATTTCTAGCACAACAGCTAGTAACTTGTATTTAGCATACTATCCAGATGCTTTACTTTACGCAACTCTAGCAGAAGCAGAACCGTATCTTATGAATGACCCAAGAGTAGTAACATGGTCATCATTATACGATAGAGCCATTGCTAATATTAAGCAAAGCGATTTAGGTCAAACATACGCATACACAACATTAAACGTAACACCACGATAAGGAAAATATTATGGCAGAAATGAGTAACTATCTTGAGAACGCACTTTTAAATGCAACTCTAAACGCAACAACATACACAGCACCGGCAACAGTATATGTATCACTATGGACTTCAGACCCTACAGACGCAGGTAGTGGTACAGAAGTATCAGGTAATTCATACGCTAGAACTGCTGTATCTTTTGCAACAGCTTCAGGTACATCAGGTAATGTATTAAATGACGCTGACGTTACATTCCCTACCGCAACAGGTTCATGGGGAACAGTAGGTTGGATTGGTATTAATGATGCTGCTACTTCAGGTAACCTTTTATACCATACAGCATTAGATACATCTAAAACAATTGACTCTGGTGACATCTTTAAGATTTCAACAGGTAACCTTTCAGTTACATTAGCGTAAGGATAACTTATGGCTCTCGTAGTCAAAGATAGGGTCAAAGAAACTTCTACCACCACAGGCACAGGCACGTTTACTTTATTAGGTGCGGCTGCTGGCTTTCAGTCTTTTTCTGTCATAGGCAATAGTAATACAACTTACTATACTATTGATGGTGGTACTGAATGGGAAGTAGGTCTAGGCACTTATACATCTTCAGGCACTACTTTATCTCGTGATACAATATTAGAGTCTAGTAATGGTGGAAGTGCAGTAAATTTTAGTGCAGGAACAAAGAATGTATTTGTAACTTATCCTGCTGAAAGAGCATTATATACAGACGCTAGTAGCAATGCTATTGCTTTAGGCACTCCTGCATCAGCAACACTTACAAATGCTACAGGACTTCCTATTTCTACAGGTGTTAGTGGATTGGGAGCTAATGTAGCTACATTTCTTGCTACACCTTCTAGTGCTAATTTAGCATCAGCAGTCACAGATGAAACAGGTTCAGGTTCTTTAGTATTTGCTACAAGTCCTACATTAGTCACTCCAGCATTAGGCACTCCATCTTCAGGCACTTTGACAAATTGTACATTCCCTACACTAAACCAAAATACAACTGGAAGTGCTGCAACAGTTACAGGTAATGCAACTGGAAGTACATTTGGATTCAATTCTGGTTATGGTTCAGTAGCAACAGCATACGGATGTCGTGCTTGGGTAAACTTTAACGGTACAAATACAGTATCTATTCGTGCTAGTGGTAATGTGACAAGTATTACTGATAATGGAACAGGTGATTATACAGTTAATATTACTACTGCTATGCCTAATGCTAATTATAGTGCTGTGTTTAGCTGTCAAGAAAGTGGCGGTGCAGCAGATTTTGTTTCTATAAAATTAAATGTAGCTCCTACAACATCCGCTATAAGAGTTCAAGTATGGTCATATCAAGGTGTTGCGAAAGATGCTCCAATTCTTAATGGCGTTATTTTTAGATAAGGACAAAAAATGGACCAAAGAATAATATATCAAAACGATGATGGCGGTGTAAGCATTATAGTGCCTGCGCCTGAATGTGGATTAACCATAGAAGAAATTGCTATTAAAGATGTACCACAAGGCAAAGCATACCATATTGTAGACGTATCTGAAGTACCAGAAGACAGAACATTTAGGAACGCATGGACATGGCAATAATTGTTGACATAAACAAAGCTAAAGACATTACTAAAGACAGACTTCGTGCAGAACGTAAACCACAATTAGAAGCCTTAGACATACAGATGCTACGCAACTTTAGTAACCAAGAATTGCTTACAGAGATTGAAGTTAAGAAGCAAGTATTAAGAGATGCAACAAATCAAGTAGATGCAATGACTACTGTAGAAGAATTAAAAGCTGCTTCATTACCTGTATTGGAGTAATTTATGTTTGGTATAAGTGCAATATCGCAAGTACCATTTAGTACTCTTGCACTAACTGGACAAATACAAGAAGGTGTAGCTTCTGTTACTGCAAATGCAACACTAACTGCCATTGCAAATAGAATACAATTTTCATCAGGAAGTATTAGTTCTACTGCAACACTAACAGCAATTGGCAATAGAATACAATTTTTTACTGCATCTATTACATCTGATGCTACTGTATCAGCTTCAGGATTTTCAATAGCATTAGCAAGTGCGTCAATAAATTGCAATGCAACAATTACAGTTGTTACAAGCGGTTCACTTGTATTTGGAAATGCAGATGTTAATTGTAGTGCAACTGTTACAGCAGATGGTTTTTCATTAATATCAGCATCTGGTTCTATATTTGCAGAAGCTATAGTATCTGCTACTGGCGGTTCTATTGCGTTATCTTCAGCAAGCATTACAGCAACAGGTACAGTTACAGCATTAGGTTCATTAGTTATTGGTGGCAATGCTTCTGTCACAGCCAATGCTACAGTCGCAATTACATACAACAGAATTAGACTAGATAGCGGTTCTATTACAGGAAATGCTACAGTCACAGCATTAGGTGGATTAATAAATTCAGGTAATGCACAAATAAATGGGTTTGCTACAATAACAGCAAGTCCTAACGCTATATTTGCAGGATTTGCTTATGTAGAAGGCATAGGAAGTGTAACAGCAAAAGGCACAAGACAAGGTGAAGGATGGACACCTGTACCAGCAGGCGCAGAAACATGGACAGATACACCATCATCTACAGACGTATGGTCAGCAATATCACCATCTACAGATACATGGACAGAAATTACAGCAGGAACAGAAACTTGGACTGACACTACTCCAAGTACAGACACGTGGCTTCGTCAGGGATAGTTAATTAAGGAAAACAAATGGCAAAAACAAAAATTTCAGAATTTAGCTCAACGTCAGCAGATAATACCGATATAACTAATATCAATATTGCTGAAGGTTGTTCACCATCTAACTTAAACAACGCTATTCGTAGCTTAATGTCAGTATTAAAAAACCAACAAGATGGTTCTAGTGGTGACCCATTTACAGTAGCAGGTACATTAGTATCTTCAGGCACACTAGATGTTACAGGTGCATTTAGACTAGACGGAACTGCAGGAGCTTCTGGTCAAGTAATAGTATCAGCAGGTGGAAGTAATACACCTACATGGAGTACATTAGGCACAATGGCTGCACAAAACTCCACAACAGTTGCTATTACAGGTGGAACTATTACAGGTATTACTGACTTAACTGTTGCAGATGGTGGAACAGGAACATCATCTATTACAGCAAACTCTGTTATTTTAGGTAATGGTACTTCTGCGTTATCAGGTAATTTAGTAGCTCCTAGCACATCAGGCAACGTATTAACATCTAATGGCACTACATGGACTAGTTCACCACTTGGTGTAATTGGAGTTGGTCAGACATGGCAAAATGTTAAAAGTTCTAGGTCTTTTGGAACAACTTACACAAATAGTACTGGAAAACCTATATTAGTTAATGTTACTGGTGTTTTATCAACAACTGGTACTAGCGCTGCAAATATTTATTTAGAAGTTGATTCTGTTATAGTTGCAAGGTCTGGTGGAAGAGATGACTTTACACATTATCATTTTGTTTCGGCTATTGTTCCTAATGGCTCATCTTATAAAGTAGTAAATGATGGTGGAGATGTTTTAGAATATTGGGCTGAATTACGTTAAGGATAAATATGCCTACTCAACGCATAGCATTTAAAGAATGGTTACCAGACCAGCCTAGCATTTTAGACTCTGTATCAGAAGCTAATAACGTTATTCCATTGG